CTCCTACTCTAAAAGTAGCGGAAGGAGATGCAATGGTAACGAAATAATCTGTTGGCGTATTCATGAACTTGCCAGACATCGACTTATCTTCGATTGTCTGTGCAGTAAACGAAATAGTATTTGAGGCGGTGTAGTAAGTCGCGTTCGGTACGAATACGCCCGACGAGTGTGAGACCGAGATAAATCCGTTTGTGTTAGAAGAAGGAGCTACTTCGAGTACGCGACCTGTTGCAGCTAACATGCCATTTGAAGCATAGCGATAGACTGTATTACCTACACCTACGTTTGAGCTAATAGCGCTATAACCAACGTTGATAACAGGCTGAATGCCACGTTCGAACAACTTAAAATATTGCCCGCTGTTATAATCTGCAGTCACAAAGTCGAGATTGAGAACTTTCTCTGATACAATAGACTCTGCGTTTAAAGTGTAACCGTATCCACCGTCGACAAAGATGAAGTCCACAAGACCGGACTGAGAATCGATCGATTCAACTCGCGCGAGTCCACCGAGGCCTCTGTCGCTATTAGTAAATCTTACAATATCTCCAATATTAAAGTTACGACCACGAGTTTGAACAGTTACTCTTTTGACAGAACCTATCAACTTCGATCTCTTTGTAATATCGAATACTGGTTGATTGTTAATATTTAGACCGACAACTTCACCGTTCTTGAAATCTCCTTGACGACCAGAGATGTACAGAAGGTTAACGTAACCTTTACCCGCCCGACGACGGATATACTTCTCGACGAAAGCCTTGGCTCCCGAAAGTTGACCTACAACTTGTTTACCAACGTAGTCGATGTTATAGATCGAGTATCCGATCTCGAGATATTCTGGCTTTTCGTAAACACCGTCAGAAAGACGGAAGATTTTTTCTGCAGGATAACGTACTTCGGCTGATGTACCGTATACGAGTTTGAAGAATAAGTCAACCGCGCGCTCTGTACCTTTTGCACGATAAAGGTCGAGAGAGTTCTTGACAAGTAATTTCTTATTCGTAGCAGTATCAAACTGAATATTCTTCAGATATTTCTCTTTAAAGTGAACGATAAAGTCATCTGTCGTACTATCAATATCGCGATAATCTGGTAATCTTCTGCCGTGATAAAGCGGATTTGCAGCAATCGGCTGATATCGTGCGATACTCGACATATATGTCGAGTTAGCAAGTTGAGCAGCAGTGACTTCTATAATATCGTTATTTGAAGCAATATACTGAGTAACAATATTGCCAGAATAGTTAACATATGTGCCAGAGTTTTCTAGCCACTCGTAATACGCTTTCACAAACGCAATAAAGTTCTCTCCCTCTTCTTGGTAAAAAGAAGGAAATTGACTCTGAATTAACGGAGATATTCTTTTTTCTATATTCTTCATTATTCTCTAATCTGTTCAATTGTGACGTCGACGTCATTTTCAAGAATATTCAGTATTACATTTTGCACAGACGTGATATCCAGAGTACGTGGCTTGGCATAGATTTTCAGCGAGGTGCCAGTGTAATTAGTAATATTAAAGTTGTTAATTCGAATAATACCAGTATCGTAATCGACTGTTCCGATATTGAGAATGGTTCTGTTATTCGTTCCAGAAGTATTGACAATACGCATTACGCCATCACCATCATCTTCAAGGCGGCAATTCGACAAACCGTTATACGTAAATGTTGAAGAGCTTACGACATGAATGTCACCGGTAAGATACTCTGAACCTTTACCTGGAATATCATTCTGCAAGGCATTTTTAAAGTCAATCGTTACATTTTGTCCGGATGATACTACTCCCGAAGTTGCTAATGATACGAGAGAACCAGAAGTTGTTGTGGCACTTCCAGTAACAGTCGTACTTAATACTGGTGTTAGATATTTAATAAGTTCTATCTTCGTTTCGTTACTAATAATGCTTGCTTCTGCAGAATCAATATCTCGAATAAATCTTGAGTAACGAAGAGTGCGGCCAAAGTTATTGAGATTCGTAGAAGCGTGATTCAGAATAGAATCAATTACAAATGTTCGAATATCTTCTGGATTTAAACCTGTCAAGTTGATATTATATTTGATGTTTGTGTTCACATACAGATATGTGTAATCAGGAGAAACAAAGAGAGGCTCAATGGCCACAGAAGAGCGAGATCTTAAGAATCTTTTATATTCTGCTTCTTTAATTTTTGGAAGACCATCAACTTCATCAAGATCGATCGACAAGAAGATTCTACCGAATTGTGGAGGAGTTGCATCTTCTCCACCATATGCAACGACTGCATTAATTTCTGGAAAATTTGCTTTGAGTAGATTCTCGTAATCTTCTGAAGTTACTGCGCGTTCTTGAGTAGTAAATGCACGCGGAGCGTTATACTTAATCGAGTTAAGATCTTCTGCAACTGCGCCATCGGAGGCAGCAGTAATAGTTTCAATGACAACATTTGGTTCATTGTCAATACGAGCGGTATTAATAAACTTAAATGCACCATTTGGAAGTTCGCCGTTACATGTTCGATATTCAATAATGCAAGCAGAGTTATTTTTTGGCTTTCTTCCAACTACTCCGTCACCGAAGACAACTTCGTATGTGTCGCCAATTCCAGGCTGTAAGAAAAAGACTTTTGAGTTACCATCGTGTCCGAAAAGCGACGTCGCTCTCTTATAAGTTTGAACAGTTGTGCCGTTATCTTCGAAGACAGTAACTGATAAGCTTTCAATATCGACCCTTTTATTACTAATTTTATAGACGAGAGGTCTATCATAGTTTACAGTATACGTATCACTCAAATAGTTACCCTCGTATATTCGAATCGGCTCACTCTCATATACGAGACTTGATCCCGCTGGAGTTCTGTTTGTAATGACATAGTTTTCAGTAGTACTAAAATTGTAAGTAAAATCATCGACACGAGAAGTGAACGATGTACCCTTTGGAATGACAATCGATCTCTTTTCCGCATCTGTCGAAGTAATTACCAGCTGAATGACAGCCGATGAAGATCGAAAAGATCTTGGAAGATAGTTTAATTCTTTGGCATGCGAGATCACACTATCACGCAACTTAGCCGAATCAAGAAACATCTCGTTGCTGACCATGTTTAGATAGAACGCGTTCTGATATGTGTTGTACGAAAGCACGTCAAGAAGAACAGAAAGGTTACTTCCGTCGAAGTCGTAATCTTTAAATCTATCCTGAGATCTCAAAAATGTCTTCAGAGAATCTTTATAGGAATCGAAGTCTAATTGTGTAAGGACTATACTCGAATTTGCCATTATCTTACTCTATACAGGGTGAGTTGAAGTGTCTGTGGATTAGCATTATTTATTATCTCATAATAGACTGATACTTCATAAGAATGCGCAAACTCGTTTGATATGACTAAGACGTCGATTATTCGTGCGCGTGGTTCATATTTGGTAATAGAATCCACTACAGCATCTTTGATCAAATCGGATGTCATCACAGAAATATCTTCGAACAAGAATCTTCTTAGGCCGCCGCCAAATTCAGGATTAAATAAGCGTTCTTTGGTATTCGTCGACAAGATGTTTCTCATCGACCTTCTTACTGCTTGTTCATCTGTGTGAAGAGCCAGCCGCTTGTTCTGTGGATGAATATTGAAATCATTATAGAAATCAGTGAACACAGGTTCTCGCTGTATCGTCTTTCTTGTAGTGAGTATGTCTATTCTGTCTGTCATGGCATCCTACTTTTATCTTATTTATGCTGGAATTAGTTCGCCTTCCGGCCCAATTGATGCGATAAGTATCTCAGTAACGCTATAGTTTTCGATAGAAGCGTTAGGAACATCGTCTCCAAGATCGTCTATTTGGCCTGTTGCCGCAAAGTTTTGATAATCTTCGTTGCTACCGATCGCTTCGAGTGCTGGTCCAGCGGTTCGAGTAAAAACATACTGTATCATAACTCCAGTTGACTTATTCGTTTCGAGATACGATACAAGCTTATCATTGACATCGTACACAAAGTAGTTCATCAGCATCTCATCATCTTCGTACTCGACGACATTTCCATCGTCAAGAGTAGTAACTCCTGGTTCTGGAACAATAAATGGCGGCGGAGCAGGAGGATTGAGATCTCCAAAAGAAGCTACTTCAGGAGTCGGAGCGTTGATGTCCGTGAAAAAATACCCGTTTTCTGATATTAAGTATTGATCTGTCATGCTGGTTTTGCCCACACCGGAGATACTTCAGGATTCGGTTCTAATCCATATTTTGTTCGCTTCACTTCGATACAGCTTGGAATGAGTCTTAAGATTGCGTCTGGAATACTAAAAATCGGTTTTAAAATGATATTTAATACCACACATACAGATACTTTACCGCGGCAAATATCAATGATCAACTTGATCGCCTTTACGATTTTATTTACGATTGGAAATTGACTCAGAATCCAACCCGGAGCTTTCAGAATGATATCATGTATCTTAGCAATCAAATCTGTCTGAAAGAACCTCTTAATCTTTTCCATGGCATCATCGAATGCATCTTCAATTCGATGCCACAGCTCTTCCTTCGAGTGAATCGTTTCTTTCTTCTTACGCAATTCTATATCAAACCCAATCAGATTTCCAAGTGTACCGAATAACGGAATAGGCAAGTTTAAAACGAAGTCTATCAGTTTATTCAATATCTTCTCGCCGAGATCTTCAAACGCTTTTCCAGACAAGACGTCCTCTTTGGCTTTCTTAATTTGTTTTTTAAAATCTTCGTACTGCGCTTTTAACTGTTCTTTAATAGACTTCGTAGGATCAATGAATACTCCGATTTTTTTAATAATAGGACCAATAATTGGAATCTTAGTCAATAGCCCAATCATTGCATTGATGCATTTACCAATGAAATCGCTTAAGAGCTCTTTCATCCATCTCAATGCTTTCTGCCAAAACTCTTCTGCTTCGTGCTCAGGACTTTTAATTCCAAAGGTGCCATCATATTTTCCGTCTTCACCAAAAAACTTCTTGATTGACTCGATATCCTCTGCAATTGCAGCTTTAATTTTGACTTTGCCTTCTTTGGTAAAAAAGTCTCTAACTACTGGCTGATAACGAACAAGATTATCGCTTTCATCGATGAGTGTTACTGCTGTAATAAACGGAATTGGAATAGTTAGTGGATTCGGAATACCAAGAATGCTCAGAATCTTCAGTAGAGCTTCGACGATCTTCTTCTGAAAAAATACGTCGATCTCTTTCATGAACTCGCGAACTTTATACTTCATCTCCTGTTCTTTAGACTTGATCTTTTTAAAGACGTCTGTCATCAGAATGCCAGTAATATCGTCTACCAACTTTTCAATATCACGAATAGCTTGAATCAGTTCCTTGCCGCACTCGTCTTGAATAAACTTGGCCTGAAGCTTAAGCTGAGAGATGATCTTCGAGATTCCTACGAAGTAATCTTCTAGCTGACGGAAAGATATCTTTCCGCTGGCGTCACATTGTAAGCCCGGTATTTCTGGAACATAAACTATCGCTCTCATGCATTGAGTCCAATAATTGCGGCTTGTATATCAACTGCACCAGACTTTGACGTGACTGATACGGTGCCATTATTTGCAAAGATACCTACGTTACCTTGGTTTGCAAAGATGTCGACGTCTGACTGTGCGGCGATAGTGATTTTACCCAGATTAGATGTAATCTCGATTCCCTGGCTACCATCACTTTTACCCTGATTAAAGATAGAAATGTTCCCAAAGGCCAACTGAATATGATCCTTTACAGACTTCGTCACAATAGTCCCATCTGGCAAGATTTCGATATAAGATCCGGACTTATGAAAGATATGTACACGCTCTGAACCCGGTGTATCGTCAAACTCTACTACATGCCCTCCCCGAGTAGTCATCGTATTATTAAACGGGTATCGCGCCTTATTCTTCGAAGCAGGTTCAATGACTGCACCATTCTCTCCTTGAATACGATTACGAGACTTAAGTTCTGGTTCTCCTTGTCCTCGAGCATAAGATGATACACTGTGATTACCTTCTGGTGCATAGTTTAATACGCCGAGAATATATGCTGATGCTTGTTCTGGTAACTTCATACACATGACTCGAGATCCCTTTAAGAGACCAGTGGGACTTAATCCAATGCCCGAAACACCGGCACTCGTAGTAGGCATCATAATGTAAGCAGGCAAAAGATCTTCAGAATTTACTCTGTCAGAGTGTCCTAATATTTCTCTGACCAATATTCTACCTGTCTGTGGCTCATCAGCTTCTAATCCGAGATCTGAACTCGGATCTTCTGCTACGATACCTTCAAAGAATCTTGGAGCTTGCATCTATCATCCTCTAAGTTGTGTGTGTCTGTGGCAATCCACCAATGCCATCTTTTACAAGCTCGAAAGCTTGCATATACTCTGCCTTTTCGTTAAAAGTGAGAATATGTCGACATTTTGTGACGATGTAATTACCAGTAGTCATCGTACTGTCTTCATTTGCTGGAGATGTTTCTCCTCTTGTAATACCGCTCGGTTCGGGAAATTGGCACTTAATGACATCACCGGTAGAAATAGCGCTATCTCCGTAAATCGTAATATGAATAATTGTAGTTAAGAAGTGCGCCATATAATATGGCAGTTGGTTTTTCTTTTCAGCTCGTTCTGCGTTTTCAATTCTTGGATCAAAAGGAATAATTTGAATATTTCCTTCGTCTTTACCTATTTCATCTTGAGTTCTAAGACTTGAAGAAACAGACTTTTCATTTAAAGTTTGGAATTCTAGGTTTTTTGGATTAATTTGAAAGTTAGTAATTTCACCTGTAACACTATTCTTCAGTTTAACTAAATTACTTCCTGCACCAATTCTTCTTGCAATTCCTTGATTACCGTTTTGAATAGATTTTGTGGCTAGAATATTTCTCCATTTCGAACCAGATATATTTAAATTTGTTAATCCAGATTGCATAAAGCACTTATCGCCAATATTCTCTTTACCTTCTTTAATTAACATTTCCATGCTTTTAAAAACGAAACCATACTTGTTTTCAAAGAAGTAAAATGCGTGACCCTTAAATTCTTGAGACATCGCATATTCTAATCGAATCTGATCGATACACTCAATTGGGGTTTTTTCAGTAAAGTTGAAGGCATGTAATCCACGAGTTTTTTCTGCAAATAATGACTTCTGAGAATCGATTGCCTGAAGATAAGCTTTCACCATGTTTTCGCAAGCTATCTTTTTTCTAACAAGTGGTAAGTTACGAACGGTGGCCGACTTCCATACTTCATATGTCACACACGAAAGTTTATAGATAACGGCTTTGTCATCGTTAGTAGGAATAACAGGATTAACTGCTATGATATAAAGCTCGTATCGAATAGAAGATTTTGGATTCTCTTCGTCGGTCGTAAAGTCAATTACAATTCTTTTGTCTGTAAAAACAAAATGATTAAACATGCCTTTTGCATCATAGAATTCAAACTCTGCGAGTACTGAAGGATTTAATACAGACTCGTATATGTTTGCTTGCACGCAGACAGGAGTCAAATCGAGTGCTTTACCACATTCAACAGTTTTGGCTGTGGCATCAATCAATAAGAATTCATTAAGTTTAAACTGTCCGTCTCTAATCGAAGTCATATTACGTGCTTATTTGTTGTATGAATTGTTTTTCTACTTCTGCCAAGTAAGAAGACTTAAGAACAACTACGTTTCTCTTGAGTTCGTTTGTTTCTTTCTCATCATCATATGCATTCACTGCATACCAGTATTCAGTTTCAGCCTCAGGTATATTTTGGCTTAATACCTTTATTTCACTTATTCCTTCTGCTTCATTGACTGCAAACGTTCCGCTTACATGTTTTACAGTCAAGCGATTGTTTTCAAGATCAATATAGTCGATGGTAGCATATGCGCTGGTGCTCGTCTGAGATACTCGATCTCCAACTTCGAATCCCGTCGGCGCAACAGTCAAAGACAATGATAATACTTTATTTGTAGATACCATCCACTCTTCTTTCAGTCTTTCATAGCCAATCACTGCACCGGTATTTGTAAGTTTGGGCTTCCAATATTTTTGCGTATTAGTAGTTTCATTTGCAACGAGAGAATTATATTGCTGAACTGTAATAGTTCTTTCGTCTTCATGCCAGTTTAATCGATAGAAGAGAGTAATTGATCGAGCATTCGAATTCGATCCGTACTTCGTTTCAACGTAACTCTTAAAATCTTCAGCTGACTTGTAGTAGTCGTAATAAGGATCGACGATGTTATTCGTCAGATAGATCATCCAATCAAACTTCGAAGAGCCATAATAGTTATAAGACAAGAGATCTGGCCTCTCGAACCCTTCTTCGAGAGTAAACTGAAAGGTAGAATAGATGTCTCTCTTTGTTTTTTCAGTAAAGTCGACTCGCGCTAAGATGTTCTTAGCAACGTTTCCATCATAGTCTACAACCGGAAATCGATCAAAATATCTTGCCATTTTATTTCCTACGATTCTTGATTCGGCGAAAGAGCAGACTCTGTGGCTTGTGTTGCATCTCTTATCGCATTATCAATGTTGAAACTGTTGCCCGTTGCGGTAATACCTTTTTGCAACTGATCTTTCAATGTTTCCCATGCTGCTCCAAGGCGATCTCCTCCTTCTCTACCATAGTCACGCGCAGTTTGAATCTGTGTTTCAAGCATTGAGATTGAACATTCGATAAATGCAGGATGACTTGTGCCTTCGAAGAATGCAGGAATTCCTTGAGGAGAGTAGTTAAGTTCGATCGATTGAATCAAACACGGCTGGAATTTAATTAGCTGTGCAGTGCCGGCAATCTTGAGTTCTGGCTGGCATAAGAATGGATATGCTAGCGCAGCAGTACCTAAGCTGCTATATGATGGTAGAGCATAGGCTTTCATGGCTTTCAATAAATCCATCAGCTGTTGGCTCTCTTTCGCATTTCGAGGAGCAAAAGTCCATTCGAATCGATGAGTACGAAGAGGAACACCGCTAAACAACGCTTGAATATGAGGATTTGGAACTGCTCCGACTGCTTGACCTATTGTGCTACCACCTATCTTTTCTGCTGCTTGTACTAATTGTCCATAAGCTAACGCAGCAGCTGCATTTTTTAAAGCTTGAGTTCTTCCTCCTCCATCTGGAGAAGCCAAATATAATTGCGCGGCATCTGCGATGCCTCCTGATAGCCCTTGCGATTCTTGACCAACATCGATATCAAAACTTTCTCTTATACCCTTTGGAAGAGGAAGAGCGAATGCTTGCACAAAATCAAGAGTAGCTGCAGTTTGAGGAGAAGGTCTTTGGTATCTCTTAAACTTAAAGGCCATGTAATACTTGTCGCTGATATGATCAGGAAACTGGATTGTCGGCACGTTGTCAACATCAATCTTATTCGAAGCTCTTTGAATAGCGTCGACATATGTTTCAGCGTTAGGAGAAGCTCCTATAAGATTGCCGCCGCGAGGATTGAAGTTATTACGAATATCTTCGCATGAAGCGCGCCTCATCTCACTTGTAAATGTTTGGAAATATCTGTCTTCGAGACCATGAATTACAGAATCTCCGAATCTTGCAGAAAGCTGCGTAGCAATTGCATCAGAAAAACCGACCTTCTTCAACGCTTTCGCAAAAAGATCTTCGACTGCGTTCTCGAGTCTATCTTCGAGTTTATTAACAATTCTATCTGCAAATCTATTTGCGATACCGCCGAGATCTCTCTTAAAACTGTCGATGTTTACTCTAACAAGTGCCATATTATCTCTCAAATTTAAAAAGGCTATCAGCTTATTTATAAATAGATTTATGGCTTATCAAGGAAAGTTTCGACCAAAGAATACAAATAAGTATATCGGAGACTCGAACAATATCGTATATCGTAGTCGATGGGAATTAAAGTTCATGATGTACTTAGATTCGCATCCGAATGTCGTGCAATGGGGAAGTGAAGAGTTAGTCATTCCCTATCGCTCGCCGATTGATAACCGAGTTCATCGATACTTTCCAGACTTCATTGTCAAGAAGAAAACTCCAGAAGGCAAGATCGATACTGTGGTGGTTGAAATAAAACCTCATGCGCAGACGCGGCCTCCGGTAGTGATAAATAAGCCTAATAAGCGTTATATTAATGAAGTCATGACGTGGGGTGTCAACGAAGCCAAGTGGAGAGCTGCAGCAGTATACTGCAATGATCGCGGTTGGAAGTTCGATATACTCACCGAAAAAGAATTGGGGATTAAATTTTAGTGGCAATCGTATTTGATACTATCATCACACAAGGTGTTCGTTCAGGACAAATTCCTGCGCGTACGAACTCTGCGCGTGACTGGTTCCGAGATACTGCCGGTAAAATAAATCGTATCAATGAGCGTGAGATGATGAAAGGTGATGTGAGTCGTATGACTACTCAACCTTTGCTCGGCTCAATGTATATGTTCTACTATGATCCAAAACATAAAGAAGAGCTTCCATATTACGATAGATTTCCTCTGATCTTTCCTTATAAGAAAGTCAAAGGCGGATTTATGGGACTCAACCTACACTATCTGCCGTTGCAGCTCAGAGCGAAGTTAATGGACGGGTTATATGACTTTGCAAACAACACTCGTTACGACGAGTCGACTCGTCTGAAACTTAGCTATCAACTCATGACTCAGGCAGCAAAGTTAAGATGGTATGCTCCATGCATTAAGCATTACTTGACTTCTCACGTACAATCAAAGTTTATGTACGTTTATCCATCTGAATGGGATATCGCGCTCTTCTTACCAACAGAACGTTTCGTTAAAGCAAGAAAGAATCAAGTTTGGATGGACACGAAAAGAATGTTAGGAGTTACTAAGTAATGGCATCTGCACCCCCGAGATCAGAACGACCAGTAGTATTAGCATCACCTGAAGAGC